CCATCATTCCCTATTGTGATATCGGTCGCTTCTTTGTAAATTGGACGGTCATTCTTGTCTTTCATGGTCAATAAATTTGATTCCACAGTGGACGATGGGAATAAAAATTCTCCCTGTCCCCTCTTTGATAGCGGGATGACCGCAAACAGTTTCTTTCTCCATGCCGTCCAGTCCGCGAACTCTTCGGCTGTGAACGTAATTACATTAGTCACACGTGAATCTTTTGTAATGCCCAGTAATTGACCTGATCCGGTACCGGAAATAATGCCCTTGTCCATTTCTTCAACGTAAGCCTCTACCATGATCTTAACGATTTCCTGCTCGAATAAATCCAAGGAAATGATTTCGGACAGCAGAGTCTGCGCAACACGGACTTCCCCGATGTTGTAGGAAAATTCTACAAATGTATTAATATCTCCGGCTTTCTGCTTTCCAGATACCGTAGTTTCCGTAATCCATTTAAAATTCGCCTTTAATTTGGAAATCGGGAACTTTACACCGCCCTTTACGTTTAGTTTACGTACCTTGGAATATATCTGACCATAGACCTTGGAAACATCCTTGATGAACTCGTTCATGATCGTAGTCGGAACAATTGCGCCAATATCTGCCGTTACCGTTGTCCCCGTATCACCGCCGGCACGCTGTAACAGCTTATCCGGGATCGCCGTGCCTCTCTGTACATAGGTTTTAAACGCCTGCCGATATTCCGTTGATGCAAACGGGTCGGCATTGCGCTGCGTTCCCTGCTGGAAGCTGGCTACCGGTGTCAAGTTTCCGTAGGTGTCCAGAGGGTTAAAAGAACGTCCTTCACCTTCTCCGGTCCCCGAACCTTCTCCCTCTCCTTCGCCTTCTCCATCATCGTCCAATTCTTCCAGCTGCTTTTCTGCCTCTGTGATTTCATCCCTGAGCACCTTCAACTGATCTCCAATTGATCTGACCTCGTTAATGTCCTCGGAAACATCGGACTTTTTCTGTAATTCTTCAATCTGGCTTCTTTTTACTTTGATTAAGTTCTGTAAATAAGTTCTAAATTTCATTCTGTTTATGCCTCCTAATATAATCTGTTTTTAAGTTTCAGCAGTTCCAGTTCATCCGCATTCACACCGTCCGGTGTCTTAGAGCGGGCGCTGTCCAGTGCCCTTGAACTGTCCAGTTCACTTTTAGCTCTTGCGCTGATTTCTGTAGCTTCATAGGCCGGGAAAGTGACCGCTGATACTTCAAGCACTTCCCCTATATCTCTAATGTGGCGCGTTGGGTGGTCTGATTCTAAGTCCTCCCACTCTTCGCCATTAATTGAGAACATAAATGACATGCCCGTAATGTCCCCTCTCTGTATTGCGCTATGGAGGTTTTTGGCATCTGAATTGTTTTCGATGTCCAAATTTAAGCGGATCCCTAAACCGTCTTTGTCGGGCATCAGCCGCATGGTTGAATTTTCGTTGTTATTACGGCTCCGCGCTAAGGGAACCATGCCAATGTTATGGTTTACTAAGAAGCGCACATCTTTTAAATTTGTTTTGTCCAGTGCGCCCCGGTGAATAATTTCATCAAAATACCCAAGATCCGTTTTTGATTCAAATACAATCGGGCGGCCCTCGATCACTCCCGCTTCGTCCGGCGATGCCCTCATTTCAAAATCATAAGACCTCTGTGTATACTCATTCTTCTTCATTTCCCGTTTTCCCTCCTTGATTATTTTTTCTCTGCATCTGGTATTGCGGTGCAAGGTCAACATCTACATAGTTCAGGGACTGCATCCGTTTGCCAACTAATTCCGGCAATGGGCGCAAACCAAAAGAAACCCGCTTTTCATTTTCGTAAAGCGTTCCTGAATCACCCAACAGCCTGACCATCTCCAACGTTTCTTTCGTGGACATAAAAATAAGGTCTTTGGGATAAAACATGATTTTATTCCCATAGGACCTTTCTTTGTCCGTGAACAATGTTTTCGTAAATGCTTGCGAATAAGCAATTATTAGCGGCTCGAGTGTTTTTTGGTAAAATGCTTCATATTGCGCTTTTGTGTAGTCACCTGTTAAAATGCAAAGCGGCACTCCGAATGTTCTTAGGATTTTTTCGTCTATAAATTTTAATGTATCTGCATCCACCATCTGAATTTTTCGATTAAATGATGTAATTTCAGCCCTTAAATCCGCAGGGAGAAATCCGGATTCAGAGTTTTGTAGCTTTTTATCAAAATCCTTAATCGCCTCTTCCATGCTGCCATCTTTGTCCAGCATGGTATTGTACTTTACGACACCATTAACTTGATAGCTGGCTCTCATGGCTTTTGCAATGCCTTTTAAAAGATCATCATTAATTTGCAAGGTGCTTAGTAACGTGTCATTGTCCGGCTGCCCGAATTGGTTACCGCCCATGTAATCATTCACACTATAGTTTTTTCTTATATGTATCAATCGGTTATAAGGCAATGTCACATTGTAGGCATTGGCAAACCATAACTTTGTATATAACTCCCCGCTGACATCCTGTAAAAAATCAACTTGTGTTGGTTGCAACGGATACAATCCAGTGTAAATAATCTTTTCTTTCCCCGTCTCTTGGTCTTCCCATGTGTAATACGTCGGATATATAAAAACATTGTAATTAAAAAACAGCAGCCATGTTATCTTTTCAAGAAAATCCGATGTTGTCATAAATGGTGTGGGACTTTGCAGCACTCTCTGACGTGAGTCATTTACCGGCGCCACATCCATGTCAATTTCTCTTATATGGGTCGGATTCAACTTTTTGATTTCCTGTACAATACATGAAATAGCCTGCTGCACCACGTCAGAAGCATATATGTCCGTCCCGAATTGGGAAAATATCGGCGTATGACCTACCAGGGATTCCGCCAGTCCCGTGCTTTTCTTTTTCTTACCCCAAAACTTAACAAGGTTATCCATGAATCCCATATCAATCACCTCCGATCATGGTTTTAAAGTCGCTCCGGTATTGCCGGAACATTTCGTACAAAATAATAAGTGTTACCGCTCCATCAATACGTTTTGCGCTGTATTCTTTTACACAAAGGCACTGCCCGTATGTATCTACTTTTATGCTTGCATTGCCAAGGCACCATTTATCAATATCATTTTCATTATAATTAATCAGCCTGTGCTTTAAGTCTGCCTCTACAAGCTTCATGGCATTACTTAATGTCTGCGCATTTTGAAGAATCATAATCATATCGTCATTTTCACGGGTCCAACCGTAAAAGCCCATCCGGGACAAAAATTCTTTCGCAAACCGCTGGTCATAACCGCATTTGTACAGCCTTATGCTGTGCTCATCATACAGAGAGTAAAACCAGTCCGCTACAAGTGATAAATCAATGTCGTTTCCTTCACAGATGGTCAGCAGTTCTTCTTTCGCCCATTCTTCATATTTTGCACCGGCCTCTTTATCATCTGAACTTGTCAATTTTGATTCCGGTATCCAGTAGTGAGTGTGGATGTATTTCTTTTTATCATTCGGTTTCATAAGTAATATTTTTGCATTGGTCATGTCCGTTGTTTCAGACAGGTCAACCGCACCCAGACATATGCTGTTCTTGAAATCTTTTAAATCGTATTTACTCACATACTCATAATCCTCCGTCATTAGCCACGCCTGCGCACTGTCCTGCTTGATATTAAAATCTTTGGACAGAGTAAAAACACGGTCGCCTTTCGATTCCCGCGCCGTGTCAACCTGCTCTTCTAAATAATCCCACTTTTTTACTATACCAAGCGTAGGATTCGACTTCATCCACAATTTATTGCATCTGTCCCCGTTCCATACTTCCTGTTCACTATCCTGCGTGTACAACCAGGGTAAAAATCTCGTGCTTGCTTTGTCCTCAGCTTCTCCTGATATAATTTTTCGCGCCTTTTTCAACTCGCCATCCAGGTACCCATCCTTGACAAACCCCTCTGTCGTAATATTAATAAATAGCGGTTCGTCTTTCAATGACTGTGACTGCTCAATAGATTTTGCAATTACATTGTCTTTCATTTCGTGTGTTTCGTCTATGATGGCAAAGTCAATGTTACGTCCTTCTTTGTTTCTTGTCCTGTCAGAGAGTTTAAATATTTTTGTGTTTGTTGTTTTATTCAAGATAAAGCGCTGATTCCGTTTTGTATCCAAACTGTCCGGGTCGATCAATATGCGCATGGTATCCATGGCGTCATAGGTGATGCTGGCCTGGTTATCATCGTTGGACGAACAAACCAAATCCGCACCTTCATTACCTGTTATAAACTCCGACAGTCCCAAAGCTGAACATGTCTCAGACTTTGTATTTTTTCGAGCAATCAACAGCAACACCTTTTTAAAGCGCGTAAATGTAGTCTCCGACATTTTGAAGCTATAAATTGCTTCAATTAATGCTTTCTGCCACAGCATTAAAACCATTGGCATTCCGTAGAATGGTGATTTTGTCAGCTTGATGCAGTTTTCCATGAAGTCCATACGCAACAAAGCGTCTTTGGTATCATAATAGTACGCATCATTTAGAAAATCTTCTTTCAGGTTCTCTAATTCTAGCCAAAGCTCCTGGCCTATGATGATTTCCCCAGTCTCAACCCTTGCCTGGTATTCCAGCAAAAAAGAATTGTCCGGAGTCCAGATTTTACGCTCCCGGATTAGCATATTTACACACCTTGCATTCAGGACAAGTTGAGCATACACATTGGATCAATGACGGCGAGCGTATGCCAAAAACATAATATCTCATCTTCGGTTTAAAATTCAGGAGACATTCTTTACTCAACATTTCATTTAACATGCTGATTCACCCACTTTCTTAAAGGAGATTCTTCCTGATTCTCATTGTTTTTGTCGTACCTTTGCAGAACCTTTAGTATATTCGTGTACTGCTGCAACAACTCTTTGTATTGTTTCGCTGCCGGAGTTGCCCGCTGCTTTCCCGGATTATTTTTATTAACCTGTATGAAGGGTAATGTTTTTAAATAAGTCAATTTTTCTTCCAAAAAAATAAATTCATCGATGACCGGTTCTAATAAGCCTTTATTTTCTTCATTGCACAGGTATTCTTTTAATTTTGCTTCTCTGTCCATTGATCCATATTCCTCCGTTGAAATTACTTTTTCACTTATAAAGGCGCCCCTGCTGATACTGCATAATATACTTTTCCCATTTTCTTTTACCTTCCTTATTTTTCAATATCGCAAGCCCCTAAATATAAGATATATAAACCTTGCTGTTTGTCGGGGGCGTGTACGCACCGGTTCCGACATTTCGGATGCATATGGTAGTGGCGCCGCTGAACCCAGAGTACATCAAGGGGTGGTTGGCGCCGTTGCAATATATGTTGACATTAATAATATTGCCACCGTTGGGTAGTGACGTTGCAATAGTTATACCGCCGCCCACCGCAACAGATGACACCGGGATTGCATATTGCACAATATTTATCTTGCTTGCCTCAAGCGTTGTCACGCTTGTTTCAAGATCATCCACCTGGCTTTGCACCAGATCGCCGACCACTCTCCAATACGTGCCGTCATATATCAAGGTTACTAACGCATTAACCTGTACATATTCCGCAGGCAAAACCGCTCCTTTGTAGTAGATGCTTTTTGCTCCTGTACTCGTTACGTTCAGCGTTGCGCCGCTTACAGTTATGCCATAAGTAAATCTCACGGTTACGCGTGCGCCGGTGGCAAGCGTAAATCCCGTTATACTCACCGTCTTTGCGACTGTAGCCGATACCGTACTACAAGTTCCGTAATGGGTTCTGTCCACAGAGCCGTCTATAGTTATCCCCTCTATCGTTCTGGCCGTCTGCCATTTTGTCGCACTACCCGCATTTCCCGTTATATTCGTCGGCGTGACTGCATTATTGGCTACGTAATCTTTTATTTTTGTCCATAGCCTGCTCAACCCGTTATTATCTATGTATCCCATAGGCGCCTCCTATACGCATATTGCGTCGATTTCAGCATTTGTCATGGACGTGATTGTAAAGATTTCACCCAACGGATCCCATTTGGTTCCATCCCACGCAACATTCATGCCTGCGCTGCCGTAGGCGGATGCGCTTTCAATATTGTAAACATCGCCGGCCGTCTGCCCGCTCGTTGGCAAACTGGTTGCGGTTGAAACAGATCCTTTATATTTATACATGCCTACAATATCAGCTTTTTTAGCGTATGTGTTTCCTGTCACATTCGCTTCCGTCGCAATTGCGCTAGCTACATAAGTCGCAATTGCCTGACCACTTACAATGCTCCCAAAAGACGACGTATTAAGCACATCAGGGACAGCCTTCCATTGCGCCGTACCGGGTGTTCCTCCCCAAGTAAGTATATTTCCCGCCGCGCCGGCAGCTGGGATATGCACGTTTCCCGCCGAACTTGGGTGCACATAATTATTTGCGCCCGTCTCCACCCCGTCCAGTTTGGTCTTATCCGTTGAAGGCATTAGGCCGTTTGCCGATTGCGTGGCGACGCTGTATGTCGTATCCTGCGCCGGGATGCCAAGCGCCGTAATATCCGCTTTTGCAACAGCAGTTGTCGCGCTTACATGACCGGTGCTATCTACCGTTGTTTTATACAGGCCGCTTGCTTTTGCGGTATAACTTGGATGCGTATATTTGTTTGCTGTTACCGTACTCGTGATGAGCGCTTTCACCTTGGCCCATAAAGCCGCCAACCCTGTTTCGTCTATAAATTTTGCCATTTCGTATCCTCCTAAATTAAAATATTATTAATTTCCGTTACAGATAAACTTTCCAAACTCCCCGTTGGATTATCCAAGGTCCCATCCGG